ATACCTTTCTAATTTGATCAAGGATAATATCAAAAGAGAGCTTAGACAATATGCAGTTGCTGGTATTATTCCAGAAATTATTGATCTTAAGTACCTTTACATTGAAGCAACTGCAAATGTTTACTACAATACTAATCTTGCTCCATCTGCAAATTTTGTAAAGAGTATTATCTCATCAAATGTCAATACATATGCAGATTCTACTGAACTCAATAAGTTTGGTGCCAGATTCAAGTATAGTAAATTTTTAAATATTATTGATGGAAGTCACGAATCAGTTACTTCAAATATCACGAACATAATTATTCGCAGAGATCTAAAAGCAACTTTAAACACTTTTGCGGAGTATGAAATTTGCTTTGGTAATAGATTTCATATCAAAAATGTGAATGGATATAATATCAAATCATCTGGATTTAGAATTAGTGGAATATCTGATACTGTTTATATGTCAGATGTACCAAACTCAAATATGCGAACGGGTTCGATTAATATTTTCAAGTTAAATTCTCCCACAGAACCACAAATTGTAAAAAGAAATGTAGGAACTATTGACTATGTTAAGGGAGAGATAAAACTATTCCCTATCAATATAATTTCTACAAATATAAATCGTGGAGCACCAATTATAGAAATATCAACATCACCATACTCAAATGATGTGATTGGATTACAGGATCTTTATTTGCAACTAGATATTAATAACACATTGATTAATATGGTTTCAGATAGCATAGAATCTGGAGCAGATGTTTCGGGAACGAACTACAATGTTTCTTCAAGTTATTCAAACGGAGTTTACGTAAGATAAGGAAATATGTCAGAAACTAGAGTAAAAATCCAATCTATCATCGAGAATCAGATTCCCGACTTCATCGCAGAGGAATCGCCACTTCTTGTAGAATTCTTGAAGCAATATTACGTTTCTCAAGAATATCAAGGAGCTCCTGCAGATTTAATTCAGAATATTGACAAATATCTGAAACTTGAAGAAAATGCACAGACAACAGAGTTTACATACTTATCCGAAAATATTTCTTCTTTTGATACAGTAATTGCCACTGGAACTGGATCAGTTGGTTCTGGTGGATTTACTCAAGGTTTCCCCGATAGGCATGGTTTAATTTTAATTGATAATGAAATCATTACTTATGAATATAAAACAGAAACTACTTTTGAAAATTGCTCAAGAGGATTTAGTGGAGTTACTTCATACAGAAAACCAAACATTCCTGATGAATTAACATTCAGATCTTCACTTGCGGAGGATCATACAAAAGACGCAAAAATTTATAATCTTAGTGTATTATTTTTACAGGAATTTTTTGCTAAAATTAAAAACCAATTTATTCCCGGATTTTCAGAAAGACCACTAGAAACTGATCTTAACGAAAGAAGTTTCGTTCTTAACGCAGTTGATTTTTATGATTCAAAAGGCACTGATGATTCTTTCAAGATTCTTTTTGGAGCACTTTATGGTGAACAAGTTGAAGTAATTAAACCCAGAGAATATTTGTTCAGACCTTCTGATGCTGGTTATAGAAGAACCAAAGATCTAGTTGTTGAAGCAATATCTGGAAATCCTTTGGATCTTTTAAATAAAACTTTATATCAGGATGAGTACTCAGAATACTCAATTGAAAACTCATATGCTTCTATTACTGACGTAGAAAAAATATTTTTAGGTGGAGAAGAATATTTCAAATTAAGTTTTGACTCTGATTATGACAAGGATATTATTGTTGAGGGATCTGTGTATGGAAACTTCTCTCTTCATCCAAAAACAAGAATAATATCTCAAGTTTCTTTCGGTTCAACTGTAATTGATGTTGATTCTACTGTAGGATTTCCAACTTCAGGAACTTTAGTAACAACTTATTCTAATGGTTCTGAAGTTGCACTCACATATTCTGGAAAATCCGTTACTCAGTTCTATAACGTGTCAGATGTAACATCTACTATATCTCCACAAACAAAAATTGTGTTAGATGTTTATGCATATGGATATACTGGAATTACAACCGAAGAACAAATTAGAGTAAGAATAGGATCTGTTCTTGATGAGGTGGTTATTCTAGATGATACTTATCTTTTTTCAAAAGACGACACTGCTAGAATTAAAACCTTAGGCATTTCTTCATCTACAGTTAGAAGAAGAAATTGGATTGACAATGTTGCTAATACATTTAAAGTAAGTTCTTTTATATTACAAGACAGTTCTAACTTTACTTATGATATAACTTTCTTTGATTCTCATAATTTTAGAATTGGAGATAGATTACAAATTACTGATAGTGCATTAGTTTCAAATGTTTCTACAGTAGTTGATGTTCTTGATGACAAGAGAATTTCAATTAGAGGTCAAGGTCAATTAAACTCTAATCTCTCGTACACTGTTAGTAGATATATCAGAAAAATAAACTCTTCCATATATTCACAACTAAACGTAAACACCGCAAACGTTCAAAACGTTTACACAAACTACTCAGATGAAGTATTGGTTGCTTCTTCATCTATATCATTTTACTATGATCAACTTTTAAATCCTTATAATAAGAAAGTTACTTTTTCGGGAAGTTTTAATGGCGAAATTCTGCAAATAACTTCAGGACTTGACCATGGTTTTTACACTGGTGATAAAGTTTATTACTCTCCAGGTAAGACAACATCTTCATTTTTTGATAATGACGGACTCGAAGTTACTCAAGAAAGTACAAGTGCATTTCCAGAATTAGTTGAAGGTTTATATTATATTAAAAGAATTGATGCTACTAGAATTAGTTTAGCAAAAAGTCCTTCAAACGTTGCTGATAATAATTTTATATCAGTTTCTGGAATTGTAACTTCAAACACACTGTCGTACTATGATTTTGCGAATAAGAGTTTGCAACCGCAAAATATTTTAAGAGAAGTTACCAATCCTGTTAACAAGAGCGGTAACTATGAAACAAATCCTGGAAAAATTGGTATCCTTGTCAATGGTGTAGAAATTTTAAATTATAAGTCGTCAGAAACTATTTTTTATGGTCAAATTGATAATTTAGTAGTATCTTCAAGAGGAAGTGGATATGACGTATTAAATCCTCCTAGTTTGAATATATCCGACTCTCAGGGTATTGGAGCAACTGGTATTTGTGCAATAAATGGTTCTCTTCAAAGAATTGAAATAATTAATCCTGGTTTTGATTATCTCAATAAACCATTTGTAACCATCACAGGCGGAAATGGTAAAAATGCTTCTGCAGAAATAAATATGATTTCTGTGGAACACAATTCATTCTTTAATGCAGAAGCTTCATCAACAAATGTAAATCTATTTACAGATACAATTGGATTCGCTACTTATCATAAGTTTAGAGATTATGAAAGAGTCATTTATCTACCAGATGGACAAAAAGGAATTGCTGGACTAACAACTGAAGCATCATATTATGTTTCAGTGATTGATGGGTTTAGTGTAAAACTTCATGAAAAAGAAAATGAAGCAATATCTGGAATTAATACTGTCAATCTAAATGATTATGGTGTAGGTATTCATAGATTTAAATCTGCAGTTAGAAAAGAAGTTATATCGGATATTATTGTAACGAATAGTGGTGAGGGATACCAAAACAAGCAAAGGACAGTATCAGTTTCTGGAATTAATACTGCACTGAGTACTATTAATATCGAATCTCATGGATATTTAACAGGCGAAGAAATAATTTATTCCACCAATGGTTCTGTAATTAGTGGTTTGAGTACTACTTCACAATATCTTGTTAAGAAAATTGATGAAAACTCATTCAAATTGGCATCTGTTGGATTGGGAACAACAGAAAAAACATATTACCTTGAGACAGAACAGTTTATAAACTTCAATTCTACTGGTTCAGGCACCCATTCGTTTAACTATACACCCATCACAGTAAGTATTACCGGAAATATTGGAGTATCGACTCTTTCTGATCAAGATTTTTCTGCAAAAGTTCAACCAATTTTTAGAGGAAGTATTGATTCTGTTCATTTGACTACAAAGGGATTAAATTATGGTTCTGAAGAAGTTATTAACTATAATAGACAACCTATCTTTAACCTAAGAAGTGGAACTGGTGCAGAACTAATTACTATAGTTAATAATCAAGGAAAAATTGTTGAAGTTTTAGTTACGAGACCTGGTTCTGGTTATAATAGTCCTCCAGATTTATTGATAACTGGAAAAGGTAATTATGCAAAACTAACACCTATTGTTGAAAATGGTCAACTTGTCGAAGTTAAAGTAATAAATGGTGGAATTGGATATGATGGTGGAACTACGATAGATGTTATTCCTGCCGGTCAAAACTGTAGATTGTTTGCAAACATTCAAAAGTGGACCGTCAACCTATTCCAAAAGTATTTTAACATACTTGGAAGTGATGATGGTGTCGTTACTCTATCAGATAGAGATTCTTATGGACTTCAGTATTGTCACCTTTATGCTCCAAGAAAATTAAGACAATCTCTTTATGCAAAATCTCAGGATGGAGATACTAACGAGGATACTACTCTTTATGGAATTGCCGATTTAAGGCAAGTTAATAATGAGGAAATTTCTTCAGCATATCACTCTCCAATAATTGGATGGGCTTATGATGGAAATCCAATTTATGGACCGTATGGATATTCTACTCCAATCGGTGGATCTGCAAAAGCAATGCTATCTGGTTATGAGTTGGTTTCAAAGACAAATAGACCTTCTCTGACATATTTTCCACAAGGTTTCTTTAATGAAGATTATGAGTTTAAAGGAAATGGTGATCTTGACGAACATAATGGCAGATTCTGTGTAACTCCAGATTTTCCAAATGGTGTTTATGCATATTTCTCTACTATTAGTTCTGGTTCAGTAGATACTGATGGTCCATTTAAAGGATATAAGAGACCAACCTATCCATACTTTATTGGAACAAGTTTTTACTCACAACCAAATAGTTTTAACTTCAGTAAAGAATCCAATCAAGATGAATACAAGTTTGATGATTTTAAGTGGTTTAGAAGTACTCTTAACTATGCTCTAAAGAGTTCAAATAGTTCTTATAACTATGTCTTTAATCCAGATAAGATTAAAAATCAAACAGTAAATATAAATTATGCCTCAAGAGGAGAAGTAGAAACTATTGGTATCTTAACTGGTGGTACAAATTACAATGTTGGTGATAGATTAATATTTGATAACACTGGAACTGGTGGTTTAAATGCTACAGCAAAGGTTGAAAAAGTTTTCAGTAAAGATATAACAAATGTAAGTGCATCAACAACTTCATTCTCTTTAGTAGAATTTGCAACTTTAGATGGTTCTGGTCAGATTATAGGATTTACTACTGCTCCACATGGTCTTAAGAATCTTGAGTTAGTTAATGTATCTGGACTTAATACATACTTCTCAAAAATAGAAGGAACTTATAATATTGGTGTTAGAACAGATAACTTCATTACAACACTGGGCATATCAACTATTGGTGTAACTGGACTCACTACCTACTTCTATTTGTCCGGAATTCTTGAGTTTCCTTATATTAGAGAAAATGATATTCTTGGAATTGGAACTCAAGAAAAAGTAAAAGTTCTTAATGTAGATTCTGCTTCTGGAAGAATTAGAGTTCTAAGAGAGTATGAGTCAACTGTAAGTTCTGCTTATACGGCAACTACACCACTTTATGAAGATCCTAGGAAGTTTAGAATTAACACTGGATTTAAAACTGACTATGCATATTCGGTAAACAGTGAGATTTATTTTAATCCACAAGAATCTATAGGTGTTGGAACTATCGCATCGGTCGGTGTCGGAACTACTGTAGTTTTTTCACTTCCAGGTGTTGGTGTTACTCAGGTATTTGTTCCTTATCAATCAATTTATCTACCAAGTCATCAATTAAGAACTGGCGAAAAGGTAAATTATTCAACAAATGGAGGTTCTGAGATTCTTGTATTTGATGGAATATCTTCTTTCTCATTACCTCAAACACAAGATCTTTATGTCGCAAATATTTCAAATAATTTTATAGGTGTTTCAACGGTTAAGATTGGTCTTGGAAGCACAGGTTTTGTTGGACTTGGAACAACAACTTCTGTTGGATTACTATTCTTTGAAAACTTTGGTACTGGAGATCATCACAGCTTCACCACAAAAAGAGAATCTATTGTTGGCGAAATCTCCAAGAACATCGTGACAGTTGCAACAGCATCTACACATGGTCTCTCAATCGGAGACAATATTGATATGGTTTCTGTACCAAAAGATACCGAAACTATCGTGGTCAAATATAATGACAATAGCAGAAGAGTAGTATTTAAACCACAGTCATTTAATGCAATCAACATTGACACCAACGAAGACACAATCTACATTGAAAATCATGGTTTCAAAAATGGCGATAAGGTTATTTACACTGCATCATCTCCTTCTGGTGGTTTAACCAATGAAGGAATATACTACGTTCTTTATTATACAAAAGATAAGGTACGTCTTTGTACCACAAAGTATGATCTAAACCTAAATGTTCCAAATTACATTGATATAACCAGTACTTCTGATGGAACATTATCACTCATCAATCCACAACTTGAAATTTACAGAAATAAAGTAGTTGCATTTGATCTTTCAGATTCTTCTCTTTCTTTCCTCAGCGGACCTACTTTATATTCTGCTTTTGATCTCAATTTCTATAAGGATGCTGACTATAGATATGAATTTGAAGGAACCGGAACTTCTAAGAATTTTGAGGTTATTAGAAGTGGCAGAGTTGGTATTGACACTGCTGCCAGTGTTTCAATACTATTGAACGATAATGTTCCAGATAATTTCTATTATAGATTAGAAAATGTAAATGAAGATTTTATCGGAGATGTTAAGAAGCAGATAATTGTAGATACTGATGTTTATAATCATAATCAGATTAACCTAATTGCAAGTAAGTATACTGGTTCACATAGAGTTACTGGAATTGGAACTACAAATACATTTACCTTTGATTTGACCGATTATCCAGAAGCAGATTCATATAACCAAACCACATCAAACTTATATTATGAGACAAACTCCTCTACTGCTTATGGTGCAGTGTCTAGAGTTAATATCATTAATGGTGGTTACAATTATGAATTTACTCCAGGAATCAGTACAGTAATTAGTAGTTATGGATCTGGTGCTATTTTTGAAGTACAAAGTAATTCAATAGGAAGTATTGTTAAGAATGAAATAGAAAACATTGGATTTGATTATCCAACCGATCTAACTTTAAGTCCTTCTTTAAATCTTCCAGAAATACTTCAGATTGAACCATTATCTTCTTTTGTTGATATTACTATTCTGTCTGCAGGTAAAAATTATCTAACTC